TGTGAAGTTGAAGGACGCAGGACTGGCGCAGCAGAACAAGGCTGCCGCTGCCCAGCAGAATCAGCCCCAGCAGACACAGCCGGAGGAAGAAACCCCTGACAGCGAAAACCGGCAGAGTGAGAGTACGCCAAAACGACAGAAAGAGAGGAGAGCAAGATGAAAAAGTTCTGGAACTGGATCAAGGACAGTGACGAGACCAGAACCCTCCGGCTGGAAGGCCCCATCGATGAGGAATCCTTCTGGGGAGATGAGATCACTCCGCAGATGTTCCGGGATGAGCTGAATGCCGGTGAGGGTGATGTGACTGTCTGGATCAACAGTCCGGGTGGCAATGTGTTTGCTGCTGCCGAAATCTATACCATGCTCAAAGACTACAAGGGCAGCATCACGGTCAAGATCGATGCGATTGCCGCTTCTGCGGCATCCGTTGTGGCCATGGCCGGCGATGTTGTTCAGATGAGCCCCGTTGCTATGCTGATGATCCATGACCCCAGTACCGTGGCGATGGGCAATACCAAGGATATGGAAAAGGCCATTGAGGTGCTGAATGAGGTCAAGGAAAGCATCATCAACGCCTATGCATCCAAGAGTGGCCTATCCCATGCCCGCATTGCAAACCTCATGTCCAACGAAACGTGGATGAATGCAAAGAAAGCAGTGGAGCTGGGCTTTGCGGATGAGGTACTCTTTGAAGCAAAGCAGAAAGCATCCGAAGAACCGGAACAGACTCCCGATGATGAGCCGGGCGAGGGCGAAGAAAAGCAGTCGATCCAAAAGGATGCGGCAGGGCACCTTTTCTCCAGCCGTCAGATGGATCTAATCGTCCTGAATCGTCTGGGAGTCAAGCCTGACACCCCTGCGGCTCAAACGGAGCCGCCCAGTGATCCCCATGCGGAAGCCGGTCCTGTCCTTGACATGGACGGCAAAACGGAGGAAGGGGATTACTCCTACAACGTCCTGATGAAACAGCTGGAGTGCATGAAATGATGCACCCCGGCTTTTTTCATGCCGAAATCGAGTTTTATATGGAGGTATACGACTATGAGTAAGATTCTGGAACTGCGCACCAAGCGCAATACCCTCTGGGAACAGACCAAGGATTTCCTGGAAAAGAACCGCGGCGATAACGGTCTGGTCAAGGCTGAGGCCGTGGAGCAGTACAACAAGATGGCACAGGAGGTCAAGGACCTGGGTGCTGAGATCGAGCGGCTGGAACAGCAGGCACAGATCGAGGCACAGCTGTCTGCGCCTACTTCCAACCCCGTCCATGCCGATCCCAAGAACGGCAGCAAGAAGAATGTGAAGCCGACTGCTACTGCCGAGTACGCCGAGAACTTCTGGAACATGATCCGCAACCGTGGTCATTACGGTGAGGTCCGCAATGCCCTGTCTGTGGGCGAGGACACCGAGGGCGGTTTTACCGTTCCCGATGAGTTCGAGAAGAAGCTGGTGGAGGCGCTGGAGGAGAACAACATCTTCCGTGGCATGGCGACCGTCATCCGTACCAGCTCCGGCACCCGCAAGATCCCCATCGCAGAGGATACCGGCGAGGCAAGCTGGATCGATGAGGGGGAGGAAATCCCCGAAAGCGATGCGACCTTCGGCCAGACCATGCTGTCTGCCTATAAGCTGGGTACCATGATCAAGATCTCCAACGAGCTGCTGAACGATTCTGCCTTCGACCTCGCCACCTATATTGCACGCCGGTTCGGTGTGCGTATGGGCAATGCGGAGGAGCGTGCCTTCATCACCGGTGACGGTGTTGGTAAGCCTCTGGGTCTGCTGGCTGAGACCGGCGGTGCAAAGGTCGGTGTCAAGGCTGCCAAGCAGGATGCTGTCACCTTCGATGAGATCTTCAAGCTGTACTACGCACTGAAGGCTCCTTACCGCAAGAAGGCGCAGTTCCTCTGCAATGAGGCACTGGTGCTGCAGCTGATGACCATCAAGGACAACAACGGCAACTATATCTGGAAGCCGGGTCTGGAGATCGGCAAGCCCGATACCCTGCTGAACCGTCCGCTGAAGACTTCCGCCTTCATGCCGGAGATCAAGGGTGGCAGCAAGGTCATGGCCTTTGGCGATTACAGCTACTACTGGGTGGCTGACCGCCAGAACCGCACCTTCCGCCGTCTGAACGAGCTGTATGCCCGTACTGATCAGGTCGGCTTCCTGACCACCCAGCGTGTGGATGGCAAGCTGATCCTGCCGGAAGCCGTACAGCTTCTGCAGATGGCACCGCAGGGCTAAGAAAGCCAGGAAAGGAGGAGCCGGTTATGGCACTGATCCCGCTATACGAAGCGAAGACCTATCTCCGGGTAGACAGCAGCGATGAAGATGCCTTAATCGGCATCCTTTTATCTTCTGCGGAGCAGATGTGCAAGGATGTGGGCCGTTTATCGGAAGACCAGTGGGAGGCAGTCAATGCCGCTGATCGGGATGCCGAGAACGGAGTACAGCCTACAAGGGAACTGGAAGCCCTGCGCAGCACCTGCCGTGTGGCAATTCTGTATGCGCTGGGCTATTTGTACGAACACCGGGACGAAGCGGACCATAAGCAGTTGATGCTGACGCTTCGTTCCATTCTGTTCGCTGTGAGGGAGGGGGTGTTCTGATGATCGATAAGCTGAACGAGAGGATCACGATCCAGCAAAGTAAGCACATGACCGATAAGGTTGGCAATCATCGGATCGCATGGGTGGATTATTACACCTGCTTCGCCTACGCTTCGACCTACGAAGCAGCGGAGGAAGATGGTGAAGTCACAGCCGAACAGAAAAGCGTGGTGTTCACGGTACGCTGGTGCAGCGAGGTCAATAAGCTGACTTCTACCGGGTTCCGGGTACTGTTTCGTGGTGAGCTTTATGACATCACGTCAGTTGACCCCATGAATTACAACAAGAAAACCACAAAGCTGCATTGCAGGCTGGAACGGAGGCAGAGATGAGCAGTAAAACCGTCAGCGTGGATGGGCTTGCGGCGGCCGTCAATGAGGGATTGCAGGAGTATTCCAAGCTGGCATCCTCTGAGGTCAAACGTGCCGTCCGCAAATCTGCTAAGACCGTCAAGGAAAAGATCGAGGCCGGCGCACCGTCTCGGACTGGGCGGTACAAGTCCAGTTGGGTGGCGACCAAACAGGAAGAATCCAGCCAGAGTCTTCAGATGGTCGTCCATTCCAAGGACCGATATCAGTTGTCGCATCTGCTGGAAAACGGTCATGCGAAGCGTGGCGGTGGGCGTGTGGCAGCAATACCGCATATCGCTCCCGCAGAGCAGGAAGGCGTAGAACTGCTTCAGTCCCTTATCAAGAAGGCACTGGGATAGGAGGCACCATGACCCACGCAGAAGTCAAGGCAATGGTGGAAGAAATGGGACTGCCCTATGCGTATGACCATTTCGCAGAGGGAGAAAGTCCTGACCCACCGTTCATCTGTTTCCTGTACCCGAGAGCGAAGAACTTCGGTGCAGACAACCTCGTGTACCACCATTTCAATCGGCTGGCTATCGAGGTGTACACCGATTACAAAGATCCGGATACGGAGGCAGCAATCGAAGAAGTCCTGACCGAACATGAACTCTTTTATGAAAAGAGTGAGGTTTGGATCGAGACGGAGAAGATGTATGAAGTCCTGTATGAGCTGACTGTCTAAGTCAGCCGCAGGGCTTTTTTCACGAGAGGAGAAAGCAATGGGCAAGAAAAGCAACAAGGTCAAGTACGGCCTGAAAAACTGTCATTACGCCAAGGCAACCTTTAACGAGGACGGCGGCGTTACCTACGATACCCCGGTACGTATTCCCGGTGCAGTCAGTCTGTCCCTGGATGCCAATGGTGAGATCGAGCCGTTCTATGCGGACAATATCGCCTACTATGTTGTGAATAACAACTCCGGCTACGAGGGTGATCTGGAAATCGCCCTGATCCCTGAGTCCTTCCTCACCGACATCATGCACGAGGAACTGGATGGAAACGGCGTTCTGGCGGAAAACGCCAATGCCGAGCTGGAGCACTTCGCATTCCTGTTTGAGTTCGATGGCGACCAGCGGCATATCCGTCATGTTATGTACAACTGTGTCGCATCCCGTCCGGCTGTGGAGGGCGACACCAACGAGGACAGCAAGGAGGTCAAGACCGATAAGCTGACCCTGCAGGCCACCCCGCTGGCGAATGGTTATGTCAAGGCCAAGACCGGCACTAATACCAGCGATGATGTCTACAACAAGTGGTACGAAAAGGTCTACGAGCCGCAGTCCGAGGCATCCAGTGTGGTGACTGAGGAGACTGATCCTCAGGGCTGATGAAAACGAGGCAGGGCTTCGGCTCTGCCACTACATGAAAAGGAGTTTTGAATTATGAAGAGTCGTCGTGTATTTTCTCTGTTTACTGTTCTTTTTATTGCGTTCCTGCTGTGCAGGGCTGTGACCATCGTACCGACCGGATACACCGGTGTGAAGACCAGCTTCGGACAGATCCAGGAAACGACCATCCAAAGCGGCAAGCTGAACTTCACCGTTCCGTTCGTCCAGAGCATCCACACCGTAAATAACAAGCAGCAGGATAAGAATATCGAGACACAGATCTGGGGCGAGGCTGCCGATAAGACTCCCGTATATGCCGCAGATGTCATTGTGACCTATCAGGTGCTTCCCGAAAAGAGCGCATGGCTGTATGCCAATGTGTCTGATATCAAGAATCTGTTGGGTGATGAGCTGGTGGCATCTGCCATTAAGTCTGCTATGTCTGAGCTGGGTCCTGAGGAGGTCACCAATCGTACCAAGGTTGAACCTCTGGCACAACAGAAACTGGCGGAGTCTCTGAATCAGAAGTACGGCGAGGGTGCCGTGTATATCAATAAGGTGGTCATCAACGATATGGACTTCGAGGAGGCATACAATGCCGCTATCCAGCAGAAATCCATCGCCCAGCAGAATGCCGCAAAGCAGAAGATCGAGAACGAAGCCGCCATTGCTAAGGCGGAAGCGGACAAGCAGGTGGCGATCACTAAGGCAGAAGCGGAGGCACAGAAGACTTCCATCGCCGCAGATGCTCAGGCTGAGGCTAACCGCAAGATTGCAGAAAGCCTGTCGGATTCCCTGATCGAGTACCAGAAGATCCAGAAATGGGACGGCAGGTTGCCCACCGTCAGCGGCGGCAATGCGCTGGTCAGCATCGACCCGGCAGAGTAAGCAAGTACACGAACCGAGGGCAGGGCGGAGGCTCTGCCCTTTCTACATGAAATGGAGGATAAAGACTATGGCAGTTACGAAGAAAATCGAGATCGATGGTCAGATGGTGGAGTTCCGCGCCAGCGCAGCCGTTCCTCGTCTGTACCGCATCAAATTCGGCCGGGACATCTATAAGGACCTGCGCTCTCTGGAAAAGAGCGTGGGGGATAATGATGAGGAAAGTTCCAGCCTTGACCTGTTCAGTCTGGAGATGTTCGAGAATATCGCCTACATTATGGCGAAGCACGCCCATCCTGATCAGGTGCCGGACACACCGGATGAGTGGCTGGAGAACTTCAACACCTTCTCCATCTACCAGATTTTGCCCCAGTTGATCGAACTGTGGGGCCTGAACGTGCAGACGGAGGTAGAGGCAAGAAAAAACCTCGCAAAAGTGAGCGGGTAATGACCACCCCGCTCTTCATGCTGCGCTGTGTGCAGCTCGGTATCAGCATCGCCGACCTCGACTTGCTGACCATCGGGTTGGTCAACGACATGTTCACAGAGCGGCAGAACGACGAGCATCCCTATCGAGAACTGGCTTCGCAGGCTGACTTTGACAAATTTTAACAGCATCGCACTCAACGACCGTGCATATATTAAAAACGAAATAAGCACGGTCGTTGAATTTTACTTGACTTTCGTGCTTATTTCACTTACAATATAAGCACGAAAGGTTGGTGGTGCTATGAATGAGATGACAAGACTGATTCAAAGCCATGACTACTTGACGCCGCGCATTGCAGGAAAATCTGGAGTATCAAAATTCAAATTCTATAAATATGTTCGTGAAAATGGATTAGAGCAGGTCGGCCGTGGAATCTATTCCGCGAGTGAAAACTGGCCGGACGAATTGTATGTGCTGCATCAGAGATGCCCCAACGCTGTTTTTTCGCATGACGAAGCATTTTACTATTATGATCTGACGGACAGAGAGCCACTTGTGCATACGTTTACCATTTATAGTGGCTACAATTCGCACAGATTGACAGCCGATGGAAGTTGTAAAGCTTACACGGTGAAGAAGGAACTTTTGGATGTCGGAAAAATCATGGTCAAAGACAATTGTGGTAATGAAATCCCGATGTACGATTTGGAAAGAACAATCTGTGATTTGATGCGAAGCCGTAATTCCATTGAGGCACAGGAGTTCAATTCGGTTCTTAAAGCGTATGTGTCGAGAAAAGATAAAGATCTGAACCGATTGATGAAATATGCGAAGTTGTTTCGTGTTGATAATGTGATCCGAAGATATATGGGAGTACTATTGTAAAATGCAGCTTACACCAGATCAGGTAAAGGGGCGAATTAAAAGTGTCGCCCAAAAGAACAAAGCCGATGCAAGAACACTGATGCGAATCTACATGATGGAACGATTCTTGGAACGAGTTGCGGTTTCGCAGTACAAGGACAATTTCATCATCAAGGGTGGAATGCTTGTGACTGCGATGGTCGGCGTAGCACTCCGATCTACGATGGACATTGATACCAGCCTCAAGAATCAAAATCTTTCTGCGGAGGATGCACTTCGAATTGTAAATGAAATCAAGGATATTGACCTCGGAGACGGTGTGACATTCGAGATCAAAGAAGTTTCCAACATTATGGACGAAATGGAGTATCCGGGTATTCGGTTCACTATGAACGCCGTAATGGGGAAGCTCATTACTCCAATGAAAATTGATATTTCGACTGGCGACGTGATTACGCCTAGGGCAGTTGAGTATCAATATAAGTTGCTGCTGGATGACCGGTCAATCAGTCTATGGTCATACAACCTCGAAACCATCCTTGCGGAAAAGCTTCAGACGGTTCTTGCAAGAGGTCTCCTGAACACACGCATGAGGGATTTCTACGATATCAGAACGCTGCTTGCTATCTATGAACAGGAAATCAATGCAGAAGTTTTAGGAAGAGCGTTTGATGCCACTTGCAAAAAGCGGAGTACAGAAAATTTGAGAACGGACGTACCGCAGATTATTGCAGCCGTTGAGAACGATGAGCAACTGCATACGTTGTGGAAGTCCTACCAGAATAAATATCCATACGCTGCCACAATCAGCTACGAGGACATCATGGAGAGCACAAAGTCCTTGCTGGGCATGATTCAATAATCTGAACCTATCTTACCTCGTCAGAGAAATCTGACGGGGTATTTTTTATGCCAATTTTTAGCCTTGGGTGGAGAAAACTCAAGAAAACGCATTTTGCTGAAATTTCCCAGGTAGGCAAATTTCAATAAAACGGGATTTACTGAAATTTCTGCACTCTTAAACAGCGTCTAATTTCAATTTTATTTCTCTCGGCCTATTCGCCTTGTGCGGATGGGCCTTTACTTATGCCCCGAAGGAGGTGGTTATCCGCATGGCATCCAGAATCGCAGGCATCACCGTTGAGATCGGCGGCGATACTACAAAATTATCCAAGGCACTGGAAGGCGTTAACAAGTCCATTAAAACAACGCAGGCTGGGCTCAAGGATGTTAACAAGCTCCTGAAATTGGACCCCTCCAATACCGAGGCAGTTACCCAGAAGCAGCGGATGCTGAAGGATGCCATTGAAGCCACCAAGGAGAAACTCACCACCTTAAAGACTGCGGCAGAACAGGCCAACCAGCAGCTTGCAGACGGCAAGATCACGCAGGACCAGTACGATGCACTCCAACGTGAGATCGTGGAGACGGAGCAGAACCTCAAATCCCTGCAGGAACAGGCTGCTGTCACCAATACGACCCTTGCCAAGATCGATGCGGTGGGTGAAAAGCTCCAGACGGTCGGCTCTGCGGTCGAGGGTGTGGGCAAGAAGTTCTTACCGGTTACAGCAGCGGTTACGGGCTTAGGCACAGCGGCTGTCAAGACGGCAGCAGACTTTGACCAGGAAATGAGCAAGGTTTCTGCTATTTCCGGTGCAACAGGGGATGACTTTGATCAGCTCCGTGCTAAGGCCCGCGAGATGGGTGCCAAGACAAAGTTCTCTGCCTCCGAAGCTGCCTCCGCTATGGAATACATGGCGATGGCAGGCTGGAAGACCGGGGATATGCTGGATGGCATCGAAGGTATCATGAACCTTGCTGCTGCATCCGGTGAGGACTTGGCGACTACCTCGGATATTGTCACGGACGCACTGACTGCCTTTGGTTTGTCGGCTGCGGATTCCGGACACTTTGCGGATATCCTTGCGGCGGCATCGTCCAATGCCAACACCAACGTCAGTATGATGGGCGAGACCTTCAAGTACTGCGCGCCTATCGCCGGCGCACTGGGATTCAGTGCAGAGGACACCGCAGAAGCCATCGGTCTCATGGCAAACAGCGGTATCAAGGCATCACAGGCCGGTACTTCTTTGCGCTCCATCATGAACAACCTTGCCGGCGAAGTGACCTTTGTGGGTAAGAACATCGGTGAGGTCACCATCGCCACCAGCAACGCTGATGGCAGCATGAGAAGCCTGAACGACATTCTGGCTGACTGCCGTGAGGCTTTCTCCGGCCTGACCGAATCCGAAAAGGCTGCCAATGCGGAATCGCTGGTCGGCAAGAACGCCATGTCTGGCTTCCTTGCCCTGATGAACTCCGGAGAAGGGGATATCAATAAACTCCGTGGTGCCATTGAAAACTGCGATGGTTCTGCGGAAAGCATGGCGGAAACCATGCAGGATAATTTGAACGGCCAGCTCACCATTCTGAAATCTCAGTTGGAGGAGTTGGCTATTTCTTTTGGCGACCTCCTGATGCCTGCCATCCGTAAGATCGTGTCTGCGATTCAGGGATTTGTGGACAAGCTCAACAGCATGGATGACAGCACCAGAGAAACCATCCTCAAGGTGGCGGCTCTGGCTGCGGCCATCGGTCCGCTGCTTATTGTACTGGGAAAGACCATATCGACAGTTGGCACAGCTCTACGAGGATTCAGTTCGCTGGCTAAGGGCATCCGGTTGCTTTCCACCCGGGTGGGCAGTGTAACCGGACTGTTCGGTAAACTGGGCGCAGCACTCGGTGGGATCTCGGCACCGGTCATGGCAGTCGTTGCGGTCATTGGTGTGCTGGTGGCGGCATTCGTGAATCTCTGGAACACGAATGAAGAATTCCGTACCGCTATAACCGAAATCTGGAACAGCATCGTCGCAAAGGTACAGGGGTTCTGTGATCAGCTGACCCAGCGGCTCAATGCGCTTGGCTTTGATTTCAAGGATATCGTTGAGGTGCTGAAAGCTGTCTGGAACGGCTTCTGTCAGGTTTTTGCTCCTGTGTTTGAGGGTGCATTTCAGGTGGTGTCCACGGTTCTGGGCACTGTCCTTGACACCCTGATCGGTCTGTTCGATGTGTTCTCTAATCTGTTCCAGGGCAACTGGAACGGAGCATGGGAGGCGGTCAAGGGAGTCTTCTCCGGAATCTGGGATGGCATCAAATCCATCTTCTCTACGGTACTGGGTACCTTGCAGGGTGTGGCAGATGCTTTCTTTGGCTGGTTCGGAACGGACTGGAACACCGTTTGGGAAAGCGTCAAGGGCTTCTTTGAAGGTGTCTGGACAGGAATCAGTGATTTCTTCTCCGGAATTCTGACGGGGATCCAGACTACGGCATCTACCATCTGGAATGGGATCTCGGCGTTTTTCATGGGCGTTTGGACGGGGATCAAGGATTTCTTCGAGGGGATTTGGAACGGCATTGTTTCCTTCTTTACCGGGAAAACCGGGGAGATGGACGAGAATGCACAGTCTGCCTTCAGTGGAATCTCGGATTTCATTGGCGGTACGCTGACAGGTTTGCAGACGGTTTTCTCTACGGTCTGGGGAGCTATTTCCGGCGTGGTTAGTAGCGTTATGGGTGCTATTTCTTCGATCATTGCCACCATTATGGGTGTGATCGCCGGAGATTGGTCTACAGCTTGGGAAGGCATCCAGTCGGCAGCGGCCACTGTGTGGGATGGTATTTCCGGGATGATCTCCGGTGCCTGGGAGGGAATCTCCTCCTTTGTCTCCGGCGCGGTTGAGACGCTCAGCAGTGGAGTTTCATCTGCCTGGGAGGGAATCCGGTCCACCGCATCGACCGCCTGGGATGGTATCAAGAATGCCATTACCTCGGCGTGGGACGGTATCCAGTCCGGCGTGACCTCGGCAGTAGAAACGGTGGCTACCGGATTGTCTGGGGCGTGGGAAGGAATCCAGTCCACGGCGGCTACGGCATGGGAGGGGATTAAGTCTGGTATTGCCAGTGCGTGGGAAGGCATCTCTGGATTCTTTGGTGGTATCTGGGACGCCATTACCGGCAAGACCAGTGATTCTGCCTCCCAGATGAAGAACGACACCTCCAATGCCTGGTCCGGCGTGGAAACGGAAGCCCAGACTGCGTGGGAGGGTGTTTCCACCTCGGTGGCAACCGCCTGTACCGGGATGTCTCAGAATGTGACGACCCAGATCGACAGTATCAAGACTGCCGTATCTGCTGCATGGACGGGAATTGCTGCGGATACAGCCACAGCGTGGAACACGGTCAAGACAAACCTCACTGCGGCATGGACCGGAATTACGACTTCTGTGACAACAAGCCTGAACAGCGTGAAAACCGCTGTCACCAACGGCTGGACACAGCTCCGTACCTTGACGGTTTCCAGCTGGACGGGTATCCAGTCGAGCCTGACAGCGAGCTGGAATTCCATTAAAACGGCAAGCACTACAGCCGTGAATGCAGTGAAGACTTCCGTTACCAATGGCTGGACAAACCTGCGTGGTTTGACAACATCCAGCTGGATCTCCATCCAAACGGTGCTGAATACGAGCTGGAACAGCATCAAGAGCGCAACGTTGAACTCGGTCAATGCGATTAAAAGCTCTGTGACGGCAGGGTGGAATAACCTCCGCAGCCTGACCGGAAGTAGTTGGTCAGGTATCCAGTCGATGCTCAGTTCCAGTTGGAATACCATCCGCAGTACAACGGCTACGGCTGTGAATGCCGTGAAAGCTACAGTTTCCTCGGGCTGGAACGGAGTGAAGTCCACGACCAGTTCTACTTTTTTCGGTGTACAGTCGGCAGTATCCGGAGCAATGTCAAACCTTCGTTCTACGGTATCTGCCGGTGTAGCCAATATCAAGAATAGCTTCAACTCGCTGAGTTCCATCGCATCCTCGGCGTACAGCTGGGGCTGTGATATCTGCTCTCAGATGGCGGCTGGTGGTCGTGCGGCGGGCGGCCCGG